AACTCGTGCTTGGGAAGATGTTGGAACTACTGATGTCAGAATAAATGTGTCTAATTCAGATGCAACAAGTTCTGGTGAGTGTAGAATTACTATTCTGTATCAACAAAACATTAACTTAGGTTAATAATAATTTAAGGGGGCCTTCGGGCCCTCTTATAACAAAGGAATTTATGGCTAATGAAAGTACAGCATTTGGAACTTGGTGGAAAGAAAATAAAGAAAAATGGACTAGCAAAGCTTCAGAAGTATTAGATAATCTTTGGGAAACTAAAGAAGAAAAAGAAGAAGCTAAAAAAACATTTGAAAAAAAAGTTACAGAAGAAGCTGATAAGACAATTGATACAGATTATGAAGAATTAAGTAAAGAAGATAAAGAAGCATATGATATAAAAAGATTTAAAATATATGAAGAGATGAAAGCTAAAGAAGAAAAAGAAGACGCTACAGATAAAGAAGAATTAGCACAAAAATTAGAAGGAATTAAAGAAGTTATTAATACTTTTGAGAATTTTCAAACAGGTGAACCAGGTACACAAATTGCAGGTTATCAAGATGTTGAAGATCCTTACTCAGGAACGTCTGCTTTAAGCGATCTTCAAGAAAAAGAGAGTCAAAAAGCTTTACTCGCTCAAATAACAGGATATAATAACCCAATGTCAAGGGCTGTTGATCTCGAAAAGAGATTAACAAACTTGGTAAGATATACATAGGAGAATATTATGGCAGGATCAAATATTACAGCAAAAAGATTAGCAGCAACTGGTGTAGTTTTTGCAGGTCCAATTCGACTTTATGGTTGTGTTGCACTTCCAGCAGCTACGGCAGGAACAGTGGTTTTTGATGACGCAGGAACTAATTTATTAACTTTAGATACAGCAGCTGGTCTCGATAGTGGTCAAGTATGGATTTCATTTCCAGGAGAAGGAATAAGATTTTCAACTAATTGTAATGCAACTTTAACAAATGTTACTGCAGTTACATCATTTTGGGGATAATCAAAAATGGCTTTATCTGATCAAGCGACATTTAGCTTAACAGTAAATGACGTAATACAAGAAGCATATGATAGAATTGGAGGTGATCCAATTCTAGGTTATGATGTACGATCCGCTAGACGTAGTTTAAATATAATGTTCAGTGATTGGGCTAATAGAGGTTATAATCAATGGACTGTCGAAGAAAAAGATTTAACTCTAGTTAAGAGTACAATCTCTTACGACCTTCCCGCAGATACAATCGATATCATTAATGCTAATATTAAACAAAGCGATAATACTTATTATGCAATGACAAGATTAGGTCTTAATGATTATTCAGCCATTTCTAATAAAGCGACGGAATCACGACCTACTCAATTTTATTTACAACGTACTATAACACCTAAAATTTATTTATATCCAGCTCCTGATGATTCCACTGATGTTGTAAATTATTGGAGAATTAGAAGAATTATGGATGTTACTGCACAAACTGTTGATGGAGTTGAACAAAATACAGATGTTCCTTCACGTGCGATTGAATGTATGTGCGCAGGACTAACTTTCTTTTTATCCCAAAAAAGAATTAATATAGATATAAATAGACGACAAGAATTAAAACTTGATTATGAACAAGCGTTCGAGAGATTAATCGCTGGTGACGATACTCCTTCAACTAGAATATTACCAGCAACGACTTATTATGGAGGATTTTAAAAACAATGGCCTCTTATCCAGGAAGTGGAAAACGACCTAGTCGGGCACCTCATAATAAATTTGTTGGTGGAGAATTTGCACTAGCAATCTCTGATCGAAGTGGACTAGCTTTTCCTTATAATGAAATGAAATTTGAATGGACTGGAATGTTTGTTCATGATTCAGAATGGGAACCTAAACAACCTCAGCTCTCTTTAACTTATTTTACTGATGCAACAGCTTTAAAAAATGCGAGACCTCAAGCTAATCTTTCTCATACGGGAGGAGTACCTAATCAACTTGAACCTATTTTTCCTCCGACAATTCCCTCCCAATATAATGGTCTTGGTATAATTACAACAAATTTGTTAACATCTAGCTTAGGAAGTATTACTATCGTTATTACATGAGTGATAAAAAATCAGAAAGTTCTTCTCCTCCTAAAAAAATTGGCGTCACTGTTTCTACTCCTTGTTTTGGTGGAATGATTTGTGAAGGTTATTTTCATTCTATTTTAAAAACTTCTGCTATATTTAATACTCAACCTGGTTGGAGACTTTATATTAATTCAATGGGAAATGAGAGTTTAATCACGCGTGCACGTAATACTCTAGTTGCTCAATTTTTAGATATGTGTGAAAAAGATCAAGAAGCACATACTCATTTAATGTTTATTGATTCTGATATAAGTTTTCCTGCAGAAACAATAAAACGAATGATTAATTTTGATAAAGATATAGTAACAGCAGTATATCCACGCAAAAGTATTGATTGGAAAGGAATGGAAGAAAGAGTTAAAAAAGGAGATTTTGAATTAATGGAAGCTAAATCTTTAGGTTATAATATTAATATGGCTCATCCCGAATCAGTTCAAATGCAAAATGGTTTTATAGAAGTACTAGATTCAGCTACAGGTTTTATGTTGATTAAAAAAGAAGTATTTTATAAGCTTATAAAGGCTTATCCTTATCTTAAATATACTACTGATCAAATTATTAATAATGAATCATTTGGATCCAAGAATTGTTATGCATTTTTTGACTGTATTATTGATGAAAAAAGTAATAGATATTTAAGTGAGGATTATGCTTTTTGTAGACTTTGGCAAAAAATAGGAGGAAAGATTTATGCTGATTTAATGAGTCCACTTACTCATTATGGAACATATCCTTTTCGAGGAAATGTTTGGTCAAAGTTTAATATATCCGAAAAAGATAAAAAGAAATTAAAAATAAAGGAGCTTTCAGATGGCAAACCCAATGACTTACACAAGTCTAACAAGTGATCTTCAAACTTGGATGGAAAATAGCGGAACTGATTTTGTAGCACAAATTCCAAATTTTATTTTTGCAACTGAATTTCGACTATCAAGAGAGATTGATCCTATAGGATTAGAGTCACAACAAACGTCTGCTTTTACTGCTAATTCAGCTTATTTAAATATTCCAACAGATACGAAAGTTATTAATTATTTAAATATAATAGTGAATAATGAAAAAAGTTTCTTACAGATTAAACCCATTGAATATTGTCAAGAATATTGGCCTAATGTTTCTACTACTGGTGTTCCTAAATATTTTGCTAATTTTACAGATGATATACTTTTAATTGCTCCTACTCCAGATAGTGGTTATACTACTGAACTAGGCTATGTCTCAAATATCGCAGGTTTATCTTCAAATGTGAGTACTAATTGGTATTCTAATAATGCTCCATTTGGTTTACTCTACGGCTGTCTTTCAGAAGCAAATCTCTTTACAAAGAACTTAGAAGACTATACTATATACAACAAAAAATATACCGAAGCGGTTACTACGGTAAATAATCAAGCTCGAAGAAGAAGAAGAACTGATTATAAATTTCCTGGTAGTCCTCTCGGTGAAAACACTATAACGGGAGGACAATAAAATGGCAATCGTACAAGCACTTGCTAATGTCTTTAAAGAAGACTTGATGGATACTACTGCCAACTTAGAAGCTAATACTTTAAAAGTAGCTCTTTTTGATAACACAGCGACTTTAAGTTCTGCAACAACAGCTTATGCTATTGCTAATGAAGCTACTGGAACAGGTTATACTGCTGGCGGAGAAACAATTACAGGTGCAGCAGTTACACTTGATGGTAGTACTGCGATTTTTGATTGTGATAATGTATCATGGGCTAATGCAACAATTTCTGCACAAGCTGCTGTGATTTATAATAATTCCTTTTCTAATGCAGCAATTGCTGTTCTAGATTTTGGAAGTGTTAAGACATCAACGAATGGTACGTTTGAGATTCAAATGCCTAATGCCAATGCATCCACAGCACTGATTAGAATAACATAAGGAGATACTCCTTATGGCTGCCTGGAATCGAGGAAATTGGAATATAGGAACCTGGAATAATGGTGGAACTGCAGCTCTAGTTACAGGTAATTCTCTTACATCATCTTTAGGAACTATTATTATCGATGCTGAACTACGTGCAGGGTGGGGTCGAGGTGCGTGGAATTCAGGTCTGTGGGGAGATCCACTTGATGCACTAATAACTCAATCTG